TTGTGTGTGACGTTGATAATATTACCATGTTCCTTTGATTCGATACTCTGTTTTAGAATATATGATCTCTTGTTAACGTGTATCAAATTGATAACTTCGTACAAATTGTATAGATTGATGTTTGAAACCTACCATAGGTTTTCGTCCTTATCTGCTATAAAATTATTGAATATATCATTACAGTAATCTTTTTGCTGTGGAAACTTTGTAGAGTAGATACTCTTGAAATATTCTATGACAGATGTCGAAATAATATCCCTAAACTTAAAGTACAAATTATATAATGTGTAGTTCATAAGAAGTTTGAAAATCTCAAATGTTGAATCAATGGTTGATTGTAGACAATGAAACGAATTTTCCTTATTTTTATTCGGTCTGATAATCTTATCAATGTCCAGGGTGGCATTTTTGATATTGTTGTACAATGAGAAGAATTGTGATTCGGTGAACGAACTGTTTTCAATCAATGATAAAATGTTGAAATTCCTGTTTGACAAATATCTGTTTAGAAAAATGTCATTCGAAACAATTTTATCGATAATATAACCTTTGTGATTATATAATTCGCTTGTACACATAGACAATATTGGAATATCGCTTGTATCAAGATGCTTTGTTGCAATTTCGAGAATAATCTCAAAAGGAATGATAGTCATGGTTTAGATAACCAAAAATATTATATTTTTATCATTTTTTTCAAATATTTGACTAAGAACTTATAAAATGTATACAGAATATTGTTATAATTACCTTTGAGGTTATTAATTTGAAAGACGGTTTCGTGTATATTGACGAGTACGTGTCTCGAAAAAATAGTTACATGGACTCTTGAAAATCCAAATTGGTTGTCATAAGATATTGATTATAAAATATTTTTCATAGCATCATTCCATCCGTTTTCAAACAATTTACGAGAAATATCATAATTTAGTGTAAATCCATCAGTCACACTATATTTTCTCCCCCATGTTGCTTTATCTAAGTAAAAATTACAATTATTTTTGATTTTTTTATCTTTAAACAAATTTCCATCAATGAATTTCTCATTTTTATAAACCATATAATATTGATTCCCACAAATATAGGGAATATAAGAACTACATAAGGTATAATTCAAAATATCATCAATATCATCAAATTTGTCTATAATAACATTTGTATGTTGCATATTATTGTTAAGTTTTGTTGTAATAATAGACAGACTAACCACAATTTGACAATTCTATTAAATCTGTACCCAAAATGCTGTTTGATATCTACCTGATCTGATTAAATACTTTTTGAATCACAATCGATGCGAGAGATATCTCTTGGACGAAGTAAAATTTACTCAATATCAATACTGTGTGGAACACCTTCATGAAGAAGATATGTGTATTGTTCATGTATATAGGTTAATTCAAACAATTACTCATCGTCTTCGTCGTCTTCGTCGTCTTCGCCACCATCGTCGTCTTCGTCGTCCTTGCCACCATCGTATTTGTCGTCTTTGCCACCATCGTCGTCTTCGTCCTCTTCGCTACCATCGTTGTCTTCTCCACCATCGTCGTCTTCGTCGACTTCTTCGTCTTCTTCTTCCTCTTCGTCACCATCGTCATGTTCTTCGTCGTCTTCTTCTTTGTCTTCGCCATCTTCTTCGTTTTCAAAGAGAGTAGATAACATATGATAGATTCCCAGAACGTTGTGACGAATAATGCTAATATCAACGGATAAAGTATCGATCTTGTCATCGATAGTTACAATAGAGACGGGTTTCGCAACAACCATTTTCTTGGTGATCTTCTTTTGCTGAGTTTCCTGATTGATTGTTCTTTTGACAACAGTTTTTCCACCAAGAGATTTGTCACGAGATGCCTTAGGTGGTCTCCCTCTCGAGCGCTTGACAACATCCTCGTGGATACCAGAAGGGGACTTTGGGGGACGTCCTCTCGAGCGCTTGACAACCTCATCGTTGTCACCGGATGGAGTCTTGGGAGACTTTGGGGGACGTCCTCTTGAGCGCTTCACAACCTCCTCGTGGGCACCAGATGGAGTCTTTGGGGACTTTGGGGGACGTCCTCTTGGGTGCTTCACAACCTCCTCATGGGCGTCAGAAGAAATCTTGGGAGACTTTGGGGGGCGTCCTCTTGAGCGCTTGACAACCTCCATATGGTCGCCAGAAGGAGTCCTGGGAGACTTTGGAGGGCGTCCTCTTTTCTTTGGACCAGATTGCCCCTATTGATATACAGATTCAGAAAAACAAAAACACTATAAACATCACATCAACAAATGTAATATACCACTTACATCGAGAGAATCTTTCTTTTGGTAATACTTCATAGAAGAACATCCAGGAGATTCGTCATAATCATCGTCGTCACATACCATGCCATCCTTGGCAACACCAGCACCCCCTTCGTCGCCAGCGCCATCATTGACAACGCCAACACCCCCTTCGACACCAGCGCCATCCTTGGCAACACCAGCGCCATCCTTGGCAACGCCAGTACCCCCTTCGTCGCCAGTGCCATCCTTGACAACGCCAGCGCCCTCTTCGACACCAGCGCCATCCTTGGCAACTCCAGCACCCCCTTCGACACCAGTGCCACCCTTGGCAACGCCAGCACCCCCTTCGACGCCAGCACCATCCTTGGCAACGCTAGCACCCCCTTCGTCGCCAGCGCCATCCTTGACAACGCCAGCGCCCTCTTCAACGCCAGCACCCCCTTCGACGCCAACACCATCCTTGGCAACGCCAGCACCCCCTTCGTCGCCAGCGCCATCCTTGACAACGCCAGCGCCCTCTTCGACACCAGCACCGCCATTGGCAACATCGCCATTGCCTGTATCTTGCTGTGAACCCGTGTGCCAACTAGAGGCAAAGAAAGAGGCGAAAGGCATTTTTCTGGATTGTGTGAGCGAAAGGCGTAACTGTTCGGATGTAAGAAAAGGACACTGTCAATTACTACAATGTCACAAACAAATAGGATAATTGATGCTAAATTTTTTTATATATTCCTTCTATTCTCTATTATCAATTGCGATCCACTCGTCTGGACACAAATCTTTGGTATTTATTGATGTCACTTGGGGTTCCTTAACATATTTTAGAATTTTATAAACTTATTTTATTTTTTAGAAAAAGTTATGAACATGTACTCAAAATCATAAGATTCCTTAAGCCCCTAATATATCATTCAAAAATTAATTTTCGGTATTGTCTTCGACAGAAGGGATTTTAATAGGTTTTACACTCTTACCTTTCTTCATTTTAATTGCATTTGAAAGTTTTGTACCTTCAATATGTTTTACTTTATTCTGACATGTATCAAGTTTGGTTTTCAACTCGTTATAATCCTTTAGTTTTTCATGAAGTTCTATAATTTCAGATGATTGTTTTTTGATCTGTTCCAATCCACAAAGATTGTGTATCACGTATTTATGAAATTGATTTATTTCATCTGTAGTAAGTTGTATTTTATAATGACAATATGCATATAAAACTCCTCCGAAATTTTTACTTTTATTAATAATAACAGGCAATGAACCAAATGATAATTGTGACAAATTCTCGTCAATATTTGTAACAATCTCTTTTTTATTTATATTCAGTACAAATTTGTTATTTTTATAAGAAAGAGCAATTAAAAGTGGTACATCTGCCAAAAGGAAATCAATTGGAAATTCGTCGTCTATATTAAAGATTGTAGAACCAAATGTTACATTGATACTTGCATATTTATCACTTTTTTTGGTGATATTTATAGCAATTGTATTTGCTACATTTGTAACGACATTATCTTTTACAACAGAAGTTGTATTACATGGTATTTCGTATAAAATCAAAGGTTCATTTGCAATTTCTCTTATTCTGAAAATTAAAATAGATGTGAATTCATCAACACTATATTTATCATTATCATTTGAATATTGAAAGGCATTTGGTCCTTTCAATGATGTTTTATTCAATACAACACCTGTTATATCATGATAAGATACGTTATTTTCAAAAGTAACAACATTATCCATATTAAAATACATATTTGTGTTTTCCTGAACAGACAAAAGTTTTTGTTTATCAAACATATAATTATACCATTTTAAATCATTGAGTGATACACTATTACCATTATTTAATGTCGAAATCAGCAGATAAATATCAGATTCATGAGGTAATTGTAATAATTCATTTTTATTTGATTCTAATTCAACATCATTGATGTTAGTATTACTACTTTGGGCATTTTCAAAAAACTCTTTATTTTTAATAGACACCTTTTTGAGAAAAACATTTTTCAAAATTATAAAACTCAATGTCATAGTAACACCAAATAATACAGACACATAATATATGTATTTTTGTTTCAAATTCGACATTCCTATCTACTATAAAAATATATAAAGATTTATATGTATTTATTACATAAATAAATGTCTTCGACAATCGAAGTTCTCGATAGCAGTAGCGAAAGTGGAAGTGATGAAAAAAATTCTGAATGCAAAAATGTATGTAATAGTGATGAAGAAGATTATGAAGAAGAAAGTAATGATTTAGAAGGTATTTTTTTAATGGGAGAAGGCAGGGATATGTCAACTGAAACTCTTGTAAACCTTTTTTCAAATTTATTGAAAGATGAAGATAGTGGACATACTGTAGGAACAAGTCTTGCCAATATTGCAAACGAATTACATACATTTAATCATAATTTCAAGAAATATGTACATCACATATCAAAAAAATAAATATATAAGAAAATAAATTATATTACAAATATAAAATGTCTTCAATTGATCAAATGAAAAACGATATAGAAAGCATAAACAGTTTTGCAACAAACTTTTCAGCTAAAACACAAAATATTTCGGAGAAAGCTGAAGAAGTATTAAATAAATTAGATCATATCATAAAAATTGAAAAGAATAATGAAAGTTTTCTTCTTGCTTTGAATTCGAGTTTAAGTGAAGTAGAACTTGACAACAAAATACAAGAAATCAAAGAAAAACAACAATCTATCACAGAAAAACAAAAAGAATACATCACAATTATCGAAAATAATGGTAAAAATATTCAAAAAATTAAACAATCTCTTGATAAAAAACAAGATAAAATCAAAGAAATATTCGATAGCGTTGATAATCTTGAAAAAAGTATGTCACTAATTAATACAAATTAAACTATCCCATTCTTTTTTTTCAATTTTGACATTTTTGTTATGCTCTTTTTTATATAAACCATATGGACCTAAATGTAAATATGTGTTATCATCTAATTTCTTGGGCAAAGATTTCAGAAATTTCAATTCATTTTCTTGTAGTTCATCGACACTCTTTTTTTTCCATTTTAAATAAGATTCAATATTCGTATATTTATTAGTCGTTTCATTATAATAACAATATCCATATTTTGTTTTCAGTATACCACTCTTTTTAACACTTATCGGTTTTGTTTCAACACTATTCGGTTGAATATGATCTTCATAAAATTTTGTCAAAACGTCTTTTTTTGTAAACTCTTTTTTGGTAATCTTATCTAAAATCACTTCCATATTTGCTGTGAATGAAATATCAAGAAGAAATGGGGTTTTAGTTTCTAAAAATTCAATAATATTTTGCCCTGTAATTGTTGGAATCAACAAATCATTTCTATTTATACTTGTATCTATTACAATATCTTCATCTGTAACTTTTTCTTTTTTAATAGTTCTCTGTTTGAATTTCATTTTCTGTCCAGAATATGTTTTTTTCTCAACATATTTCTTTTCAAATATTTTTTGAACTATAGAAGAATATGTAGATGGTCTTCCTATACCATTCTTTTCTAATTCTTTGATTAACGTGATCTCATTATATAAGGTCGGTAAATTATCTATATTTGGTTGACATTGATATTTATGAATTTTTACTTGTTCGATGTCTAATTTATATTTTTCAATATCATCTATTTTTTGGTCATATATTATCAAATAACCAACATAAGATAATAGAGATTTTATGTATTTGAACACGTAATCATTCTCTTTATTTTTAATTTCAGTGCAAATTTCAGTATATTCAGATGCAACCATTTGTGAAGCAACTGTTCTTTTCCATATAATACCATATAGTTTTCGACAATCTTCATTTAAATCACATTGTATTCTATTTACATCAGTTATACGAATAGCTTCATGTGCTTCTTGAGCATTGGTGATTTTGTTTTTATGACTTCTAAATTGTGATTTTCCTTTAAAATTTTGTTCTATATATTTTATTATTTTGTTCTTGAACTCATTTGAAATATTTGTAGAATCTGTTCTCATATATGTGATCATACCATTCTCATATAATTGTTGTGAAACCATCATTGTTTTTTTAGAAGTAAACTTAAATTTATTATATGCATCTTGTTGTAAACTTGTTGTTGTATATGAAGGTGGTGGACTATGTGTTAAGGTTTTTTCTGAAGTTTTTATATTATATGGAATATTAAAATTGAATAAAGATATAATATCTATAGTATTTGCCCAATCTTCTCTGACAAGATTAGTGTTTTTGTATAATTTGAATTCATAAACATTGTTATTTTTAAAAAATCCGGAAATTGTCCAAAAACTATTGATTTTTTTTTCTATCAATTCATGATATCTTTTGAGACAAAACATTAATGCGATTGTTTGTACCCTTCCAACACTCAATGTATTATCATTGAACTTCGACCATAATGTTGGAGATAATTTATATCCAACAAGTCTATCAACAAATCTTCTTGTTTCTTGTGCTTCAATAATATCTTCATCTATTTTTCTTGGATTATTTAATG